ATCACTTAAATTTTTTTTTTGGTTTATGGCTTGATCTACTTAGCTTGTCACTGAGTAGAATATAATTTAATCAATCATCATTGCTGCGGGACGATTGAGGAGGGTGAATGACTGACCTACCAATATTTTTACCCGCCCATGATGTTGCCACGATGACAAGTCTTGAGATTGTTGGCTTCATCAATGATGTCCGGGCAAAAAAGGCAGAACAGGAAGGCAAAACGTTTCCTTGTAAAAATTTCACAGTGTTACTCCATAAAAATTTCATCGTTAAAGTACCGAAAGTGCTGGGATTATCATCGGCTAAATTTTTAGCCGATGATAATTTCACCACTGGTAAAGGTGCAGCTAACACCAGAAAAATCTATAGATTCCCTCGCCGTGAAGCCTGTTTAATGGCTATGTCATACGATTATGACGCTCAGGCAAAGGTTTTTGATCGCATGAACGAACTTGAAGGGCTTGTTAACTTTGCAAATTTGAGTGACCAAGATTTTCATGACATCACAATCCAGGAACAACAGCATCGACTGGTGTTGATGGAAGAGCGTTCTTTTAAAGAACATGGTCAGAAGGGAAGTTCATTAATGATCATGCGTAAAAAAGAAAAACAGCAAATTGAAGCCTATTCAAAAAAAGTGAAAGAACTTTCACAGCTAACTCTTCCAGGTTTCAATGATGATTATGAAAAAATTGCATGAACACGATCGAATTCATTGAAAAGAATATTATCGCTGAACTGACCCGACAGGGTTTTGATCAGACGGCGTGTCATATCGGTGCAAGAGAGGGTGTCGCGTATTACCGGCGCGCCTCACAGGTCAGTAAGAAAGGTAAAATCTTTGATGACTGCCTTTTCCACGCCAGATTATTCGCCAGAAAACACGCCTCAAAGCAAAAATAACCCCAATAAAACCCCAAAATCCTTTAAAAATTACGGAGAATTACCCCATGTTTAAAAAAATAATGCTTGTTTCGGCCTTAACTTTCATGTCTGGCGCTGCAATGGCGGCGGAAGTGATGTGTCCTTTACCGCAAACCATAACGACCAATGGTCAGATAGATGTGGAAGACGGTATTCCGGGCTTCATTTACTGTTCACCGTCTGAGACAGAATGTAAATGGAAAGGCATCGACCCGATTTCTGATGATGTCAGTCCTGTGGCGTCTGTGAACAACCCGAACAATATTGCGACCCAACATAACGGGCTGACCTATTGTGATTACACGCTGAAAAACGGATCACAGATCCGCATGGCATTAGAAAAATAAATAAAGAAAGAGAGATTGTTATGCTTACAACTAAAAAAAGAGGTTATGCCGATGCGATAATGCGGGGAGAAAATCAAACGCAATCCGCAATATCAGCGGGTTACAGTGCGGTCAGTGCGAAATATAAAGGCCATCAGCTCTCAAAAGATCGGGATGTTCTGGCTTATATTAAGCGAATGAAACCCACTTCTGGGGAAAAAGAGGCAGAAATTAACCCTGTTGCGCCACCCGAACCCATTAAAACAGCGGTTGTGGTGGTCGAAAACCCTGAAGTTGTGGTTTCAGAGGTCGCGCCTACACCGCCCCCACTGGTTAAAACTGAGGCCATCGACGATCCTTTAGTTGTGATGCGTCGGATCATGAACGATAACCTGTTTACTGATCCGAAACTCTCTCTCGATGCAGCGGCGAAACTGGCTCCCTATGTGGCAGCGAAAATGGCTGAGACGGGCAAAAAGCAGGCGAAGAACTCGGCAGCTAAGAAAGCGACGAACGCGTTTACCTCGATGATGCCGCCCAAACTCATTGTTAACAATTCGGTTTAGCGTTCAAGACCACTTCCGACGCATCCCTTTCATTTAAAAATTGCTTCAGATAAACCGAAAATTCCAGGAAGTCGCCGCCTAACATTTCAAGCGTGCCGATCAGTTCCATCTGTGTTGGCTTGCTCATCATTCGGAAAAAATAACCGAAGGCGAACTTCACCAGCTCGATTTGTTTGGCGACTTCTTCAATGGTTTCATAGTCTTTCTTGAGGTCAAATTTATCAATGACTTTAGAGACGCGCATAGGCTTACCCTTTAAGAAAAGATTTAACTTAACGGTGTTTCTTACTTAACGATTCTCAATCTGAGCGAGATCGCGACAAAGGTTATTATGATTGACTGGCGCACGGATTGCCCGGAATGGGCTGATCGACTCCTTCACAAAGAATCTATCATTCCCCCTCCGATCTATCCTGAGATTGCAAATATTGGACTGGAGATTTTCAAAAAACTTCGCGTGTCCGATTTGCCAGGCAAACCCACCTTTGGTGAATGTAGCGATCAGTTTGTCTTTGATTTCGTGCTGGCCATCTTCGGCGGGTATGACGTCGAGACCGGCAATCAGATGATCCGGGAATACGGGCTTCTGATTTCAAAGAAAAACACCAAATCAACAATTGCAGCGGGGATCATGCTCACCGCACTGATTTTGTGCTGGCGTGAGGATGAAGAACATCTGATTCTTGCCCCGACAAAAGAGGTTGCGGATAACAGTTTTAAACCCGCCGCGTCGATGATTCGATCGGATGATGACCTGTCTGATATCTTCCATGTTCAGGACCATACCCGCACCATCACACACCGCATTAACCGCAATTCACTGAAGGTGGTTGCCGCTGACACCGATACTGTGTCCGGTAAAAAGTCCGGGCGGATTCTGGTTGATGAACTGTGGATTTTCGGTAAGCGCGCAAAAGCCGAATCGATGTTTATGGAAGCGTTAGGCGGTCAGGTTTCCCGAAATGAAGGCTGGGTGATCTTCCTGACCACTCAGAGTGACGAACCGCCCACCGGGATCTTTAAACAAAAGCTCGATTACTGGCGCGATGTCCGTGACGGCATTATTGTTGATAAGAAAACGCTGGGGATTTTGTATGAATTCCCGCAACCGCTTATCGAAAGTAAAGCCTACGAAGACCCGGATAATTTTTACATTACAAACCCGAATATCGGTCGGTCGGTCAGTCGCGACTGGCTGGAAAGTGAGTTTAAAAAATACCGGAATAAAACAGACGGCACCTATCAGCAATTCCTGGCGAAACACCTCAATATTGAAATCGGTCTGAATCTGCGTAATGACCGCTGGCCGGGTGCGGATTACTGGGAACAGCAACAGGACGCGTCGATCACGTTCGATTCCATTCTGGCGCGTTCAGAAGTGATCTGTGTGGGGATTGATGGTGGTGGTCTTGATGACCTGTTGGGACTGAGTATCGTCGGACGGTGTAAAACCACGCGCATCTGGTTGTCCTGGTCACACGGCTGGGCATCAAAAAAGGCGATAGAACGCCGTAAAAGCGAAGAAAGTCGTCTGAACGACTTTGTGATGAACGGGGATTTCACCATCATTGATGAAGTGGGACAGGATTTCGAACAGATCAGTGAAATGGTCATGGAAATCTTCAGTGCCGGATTACTCGATAAGGTCGGCATGGACCCGGCAGGGGTCGGAATGCTGCTTGATGCGATGGTGGAAGCCGGAATTCCACAGGATTCGATTATTGGTATCTCTCAGGGCTGGCGGTTAGGTGGGGCGATCAAAACCACTGAACGCAAATTGGCTGAGGGTGCGCTGATCCATGCCAAACAGCCGTTAATGAACTGGTGTGTGTCGAATGCGAAAGTCGTTCCGTCTGGCAATGCCACACTTATCACTAAACAGGCGAGTGGGACCGGAAAAATCGATCCCCTCATGGCGTTGTTCGATGCCATTTCACTCATGGCATTGAATCCTGGACCCACACGAAAAGATTACGGTGTTTTCTTTGTATGAGTTGACAGATATATACAATGTAGATACAATGAATCTCATTGAAAACGACTCAGGACATGAAAATGAACAACATCGACATCGCCGTTAACGAACTTGCCACCTTTGCTCGTCAGAAAGCACACACTGAATCTGTGATTCGCTTAATGATCATGCTTCAACAGGAACTTCGTGAAGCAGGGGTGACAGGGGCTGAAAAAGAGATGGCCAGTCTTAAAGCTGTCATCAGTCACCATGAAGACGAGATAGCCAGAAAATATGATGATGCGATTTTTGGTTTAACGTTAACAGAAGACTAAAAAGAAACCCGCTTAATGCGGGTTTTTTTACGTTAATCGTACCACCACGGACTGAAGGATCGGGGATTATCAAACCCATTGGCGATGCGATGCGCCATTTCAGGATCCTGTCCGGCGCGCTGAAGTAATGATTCCATGTGCGGCGTGAAGGGTTCTAACAGACTGTTAGTCCACTTAACCACATGTTGTGCATAATCCCAGAATTCACCAAAGGTCTGATACATCCACTGACGGTCAAGTTCACCGGCATGATTCAGAATGCTATTCAGGTAAATATCCGCACATTTCGCCGCTGAGTTAGAACCCTGACCTGTGATCGGATCGTTTACCACCAGTGCATCACCCATGCCGAACACCATACGCCCAGACGGAAGTGTGAACACAGGATGACGAACTGTCGGTGTTACGGCTCCGCAAAAATAACCTTCTTTGTCCGTGAGGCTGGCCGCTGAAAAGTGATCAAATTCATGCGGAACCCATTTCTTCAGTACCTGAAGACTGGTTCTGAGGTGTTCAAGTAACGTCATCCCCGGTTTCCATCGGTCCATAGGCCCATTTGGGATCGCCTCAAAGGTCATGATTTCACATTCACCACTGAGGGTGAGCGCGGGGAAGGTGATGAACTCGCCGATATCAGGAATTTTGGTGAACCGGATAGTGTCTGATATTGGTCGATGTGTAGGTTTCACATAGGTCAGCGCCAGTTTCCGCTGAGGTTCGGTGTAAACCGTCTCTTTGAAATTCACCGGGAAGATATTTGCGAGTAACCCGCGACCCGTGGCAATGATCACTAAATCATATTCCAGTGTCATCTGGTTCAGGTGGGTGATAGAGACCTTCTTGATCACCAGATCGCCACCCAGTTTGACAAAGTGATCCATGAGTGACGATATTTTAAGGCGCTGATCAACCGAACAGGCAAAATCGATCAGGTTCGTTTTCCATGAGTGGACGTCTTCGGGGTTCACTGTGCTGGCATAACTGAATTCAGAGTAATTCAGATGCGGAACCTGCTTTTCCCACAGATTCAGATTCACGCGGCGTTCGGTGTTCAGCGCTTCACTGAACATGCACTGACTGGAAAGGACATGACCGTGAAGAATGTCCTGAGCGTCACGATCGGTGGTGAGTGTGACATGATAGCCATGCTGAAGCAGACCGATCGCCAGCTGTAAGCCTGACTGACCCGCGCCAACGATTGCGATTTCTTTCATTCTGACCTCGTTTCTGAAAAGAAACTTCAGATGATGAAGCAATTAACAAGGGGTGTCAGTGCGTGGGACGGACTTTCGCTCGATTTGATCCGTTTATCCTGTCGATGACCTTCAGAATCCGCTTCCGACGAAATCCCGATCGCGGATTTCACGGATTCATTGACATTGGGAAGGGTTATGTTTGTTCTCATTCTTATGGTGGTCTATTTTATTCCAACGGCTATTGGCCTGTTTCGTCTGAAGCTGAATATCTGGGCCATCATACTCACAAATATTTTTCTGGGCTGGACGGTGATCGGCTGGTTGGTGGCATTGTGTTTATCGGTTAAAAATAATCGTCCCGATCGTGTCGTTCATGTTATCAATGCTTTAGGCAGACGTGACGAATAAGTTAACCGTTTTATTCAGATGACGCTGAAGACGAAAATCGCATAAATTATGATTTTTTCGCGCGGGGAGTTTGTGAAAATTCCTTTTTTGAAGCGGAAACCCATAATATGAACAAAACAGATTTGATTATTGACCTTGTGACTATGCGCCAGCACGGTGAGTTCCACACCGAAAACGTTCTGAACAACATCGGTATCACTCACGGGCGCTCTATCCAGATGCCCATGATCAGTTGTGCGATCTATCTCGATTGCGAATATAACGCTAAGGACTTGCCCAGTTATATTCATCCTTATCGGTACGATTCTGAAAAATTCTGGGGATAAGAAAAGGGAGCCTGTCGGCTCCCTTTTTTATTACTTGTACGGATTCAAATTGTACATTTCGCAGTGACTTAAATAACTTCGAAGCGCATCACGGGCCGCTGAATGAATATCGGCTTCGTAATAAGCATAAAAGCAAGACATGGCGCGCATATTTTCAAATACGCCAACATAAAACCCCAATGATTCATCAAATTCAACCCTTGCTGTGTGGGAATAAATCTTATAATAACGCACCCCATTGACTTCAGAATATTTTCGGAAAGTAGGAAGGGAAATATTTTTCAGTTTGTTGATGATTTTATGAATTTTCATTTATAAATTCTTTTTCCTTTTTATCGAAAATCGGGAGAGAAAGGGCGATCAGATCGCCCTGAGTATTATTTGCTATTCAGTAAGTCACGGATCACCGCCGGGATGGTGGGTCGTCCTTTGTCGAGACAGGTACAGACAAAGGTTCCTTCCGCACAAATCGCGCCATCGTGGATCATGGTTTCCACCACGTTCACCCGATTCGGTTTTTCGTGCGCCTGAAGATCACAGGTCACAATGAGTTCATCATCACGGCGAAGGCTCTTTCTGAATTTCAAATGGTATTCAAGGACAACATATTGTTGTCCCTGCTCAAAAAGTTGTTCGATGTCGATTCCCAGACCTTCATAAAGATAGGCATGACGCGCCCATTCAAAATAAAAGGGGTAATAAAGCCCGTCCATGACACCCTGAAAATCGATGTGAGACGGGTCGACGGTGTAACTTTTTGAGAACATTACTTCTCCTTACGTTTTCAATAGACATAACAGCGCGACCGTGACAGCTAACACCGCGATCGCGATTGAAAAACGTCTGATTTCTTCTCGCCTGTGGGCGGGAAGCTGAATATTCCTGAATTTGCGTGGCTTTTTTCTCGTTATCAACGGTTAGTCCTTCTAAAAAACTAGCCCTCTCTGAATGAGAGGAAGCCACCTTATCAAATCCCTTTTCAAAAAAATGAACAAAGTAAGCCCGAAATTCGGGCTTTTTTTGTGTCTGGAGTTTGCCTAATGCAACACCAACGCGCGGTCAGCTTGTTACAGCTTAAAGCTGTGAATGAGAACACCCGGCAGATCACCGGCATCGCCACGACACCGACACCGGATCGTTATGGCGACATCGTGATGCCCGATGGTGCGGAATTTAAATTGCCGATTCCGCTGCTCTGGCAACACGACCATCTGTCGCCTATTGGTCAGGTCACGGCAGCACGGATCACCGATGACGGCATTGAAATAAAAGCCCAGCTCGCACAGGCGGACGCTCCCAGCCAGCTCGCCGCCCGACTGGATGAAGCCTGGCAATCGATCCGACTGGGCTTAGTGAAAGGCTTATCCATAGGATTTCGACCTATCGAATATGCCTATATCGATGAAGGCGGGATCCGGTTCTCTTCATGGGAGTGGTATGAACTTTCGGTGGTGACGGTTCCCGCCAATGCCGAAGGCACGATTTCCACCGTGAAGAGCATTGATCAGGAGTTACGCGCCGCGTCTGGCACCCCCGAAACTCCGCAAGAACGCATTCCTCCTGTTGTTTATGTGAAAACCCCCGCTGGCGCTTCAGCACCCCTAACAAAATCTATTCGAACAGAAAAAGGAAAAGCCATGAATATCGGCGAACAAATTAAATCGTTTGAAATGAAACGTGCCTCACTGGATGCTGAACGCTCTGACGTTATGGAAAAAGCGTTTAATGAAGGTCGCACCCTCGACCTTGAAGAAGTGGACAAATATGATGAAATCAGTGGCGAGGTGAAAAGCATTGATACCCACCTTTCTCGCCTTCGTGATCTTGAAGCGCAAAAAGCGTCAACCGCAAAACCGGTGCAACCCGCGGCAGGTGGCGATCTGGTTACGACCACGAAAAGTGTTCAGGCACCTTCAATCATTCACGTTGAAAAGCAGCTTGAAAAAGGTATTGGCTTTTCCCGCATGGCGAAACTGCTGGCGGCAACCAAAGGCGTGAAATCTGAAGCGGCCATGCTGGCTAAACATCAGTACCCTGACGACATCAAACTTCAGAGTGTGATGAAAGATCTG